GCAATTCATGGTCTAAAGTTTCCGAACACATCTCAAGAAAATTTAATGATGTTCGATAAGTTCCGACAGCTTGCAGACGAACAAACAGGCATTCCTAGTTATTCACATGGTCAGACAGGCGTACAGAGTATGACTCGTACAGCATCTGGTATGTCGATGTTGCTTGGAGCCGCATCACTTAATATTAAAACAGTTGTAAAAAACCTAGACGATTTTTTGTTAAAGCCTTTGGGTAAAGCGTACTTCCAGTGGAATATGCAATTCTTTGAAGGTGAATTAAAAACTAAAGGGGATTTAGAAATTAAGGCTATGGGTACTAACAGCCTTATGCAAAAGGAAGTAAGAAGTCAACGATTGACAATGTTTCTTCAGACTGCTCAGAATCCTGCTATTGCTCCGTTTGTTAAAATGTCAAAGCTTATTAGCGAACTAGCATACAGCTTGGATCTTGATCCTGACGAAATACTAAATGATCCCGAAGAAGCGGCAATAGCCGCACAAATTATAGGAATGCAAAATAATGTTGGACAAGCAACTGGCGAACAAGCTGATCCCCTTAGTCAACAACCCGGAGATGTGGGAACCCCTGAAGGAGTACCTCCAGAGCCAACGGATGCTGGAGTTACAGGCACTGGCGACGGCAACATTGGAACAGGAAATGTTCCGCAAGCAGGGGAAAGCGAGTTCTCTGGCTAACCTCCTTACTTTAAAGGATCAAGTGAATCAAAGACAAAAGGAACAAAATGATGGCTGAAGCATTTCCAGACTTAAACAAAGACGGTGAAGTAACACAAGCAGATGTATTGATGGGTCGTGGTGCTTTTGCTGAAGGTGGCGTATCTGAAGAAATAAATGAATTTCTAGACAAAAAAAGCCCCTTTTCAGAAAAAACTATAGAAAAATTTAAAAATGAAGGAAAAACAAAAGAAGATATTCGCCGTCTTGAAATAGAACTTTTTAGCTTTATGGCTGAAAAAAATCCATTAATAAGAAATTTAAAAGAAGAATTACAGGAAGAAAAACGTAATCAAAAAGCAGAAGGCTCTTTAATGGTTCCTCCAGAAATGATGATGGCTGAAGAGGAACCTCCTGTCGATACATACGACAATATTAGCCCAGAAGAAGAAATGCAACAAGCTGAAGATATGCTTCCAGATGATGAAATGGAAGAAGAGTTTGTAGACTATGTAGCAGAAGAAGTATTAGAACCCGAAGAGCAAGAATATTTATTTAAGGTTCTAGATGACGATCCAAAACTAGAAGGGATCTTAGATAAAATTATTCTTAATTCAACAGAATTTTCTGGCGCTGGGGAAGTTGATGGCCCCGGCACTGGAATTTCAGATTCGATACCCGCGAGGCTATCGGACGGTGAGTTTGTTATCACCGAAAAAGCGACTGACCAAATAGGTGCAGACAATCTCCAAACAATGATGGATGATGCTGAACGTGCTTATGATGGCGGTCTTATGGCTAAAGCAGAAGGTGGAATGCCTGTTGATGATCTTTATAGCAATCAAGATAATGCAGATCAACAGCAAGAAGTAGAGAATCAAATGCTCTCTTCAAACCGAATGCCCAGCCTAATGAATCGATAAGGCTACCTAGAACACTAGCCCCTTATCATTATATAACCTTGAGGCCACCTTGTAGTATCAAGACCCTGTGTTAGAGCGCAATAACACAGCCACCTTGAAGAGACAACAAGCCCCAGAAAGGAGAAGTGACATGAGCGAAGAAGAGCAAGCGAATCCGTACAATGCTAGAAAGTCTTGGCATGAAGAAGACGATAAAGCTACTAAGAGTGCAGATTCATTATTTTTTGAGGAAGATGAGGCTACTTCCCAAAGTGGAACCCCTCAACAAGAACAACGTCCTCGTACCAATTATAAGAAAAGGTATGACGATCTAAAAAAACATTATGATACTAAGATCTCTGAGTTTAAGCAACGCGAACAAGAACTAGAGGCTATGGCACGATCTGCACAACCGCAGTATCAACCGCCAAAAAGTGCTGAAGATCTTGAGCGTTTTAAATCAGAGTATCCAGATCTATATGATACTGTCGAAACAGTTGCTCATATGAGAAGCGAAGAGCAGATGAACGCTCTTCAACAAAAGCTATCAGTAATTGAAATGCGTGAAGCAGAAATGTCTAAGCGTGATGCTGAACTAGCTCTCAGAGATCGACACCCTGACTTTGAAGATATCAGGGGTGATGACAACTTTCATGAATGGGCTAAAGTTCAGCCTGAAGAAATTCAGCGTTGGATTTATAAAAACCCAGATAATGTATCTTTAGCAAGTCGTGCAATTGATCTTTATAAGATGGAAAATAATATTAAGATTAAAAAATCTTCTCGCCCGTCACAACTTTCAAAGTCTAATGCGGCTGATATGGTATCAACAAAGACTACCGGCGTTGAACCACGCGAAGCCAAGATTTGGACACAACGGGAAATTGCCGCCCTATCTATTGATGAGTATGATCGTTACGAACAGGAAATAGATCGTGCCATTGCAGAAGGAAGGGTAGCAAGATAATATTTGTCTTTTGAGGAGATTTTCACAATGGCTTATAACCAATCAGATCAGTACTTTGAGCCGTCAACAGATACAGATGCAAACTTTGCAAACTCTGTTGCGGGTCAGACCAATTCGTTCTTCCTTCCTGCTGTCTATTCCAAGAAGGTACTTAACTTCTTTCGGAAGTCTTCAGTAGCGGAAGCTATCACTAACACCGACTATGCTGGTGAAATTACTGCCTTTGGCGATACAGTACGTATTATCAAAGAGCCAGTAATTACTGTCTATCAGTACGAGCGTGGTGCAGACGTAACTCAAACTAAGTTGACCGATCAAGAAGTCAGCCTTGTTGTAGATACGGCAAACGCATTTAAGTTCATCGTTGACGACATCGAAACTTCTATGTCTCACGTAAACTTTAAGGAAGTTGCATCATCTTCAGCCGCTTACGCATTGCGTGACGCTTTTGATGAAGGTGTAATTGCCGCTATGTTTGCTGGTACTCCTGCGTCTTCTCCGAACCATATTCTTGGTTCTGACAACGCTACTGACTTGGCGGCTGGTACTTTTGATGGTACTGGTAACCTTGACATCGGTTACGCTTCTGGCGAGCACGATCCTATTGACGTTCTTTCACACATGGCGCGTCTGCTTGATGAGCAGAACATTCCAGAAGAAGGTCGCTGGTTCCTTGCTAACCCTGAGTTCTATGAGCAACTGGTACAAAGTAGCTCTAAGCTCTTGAGCGTTGATTTCAATGCAGGCCAAGGCTCCATCCGTAATGGTTTGGTAAGCTCTGGTAAGTTGCGTGGTTTTGATATGTACAAGACCAACAACATTGCGGCGACTACTAACGCGGCTGGTAAGTGTATTGCTGGTCATATGTCATCTACCTGTACTGCACAGACCATCGTGAATACAGAAGTGATTCGTGATCCATCAAGTTTTGGTGATATTGTACGTGGCCTCCATGTATATGGTGCTAAAGTACTCCGTCCAGAAGCCCTTGTTTCGGCTTTCTACGGTATCGACTAAAAACAATAGGGGGATGAAATACTCCCCCTTTTCTTTTCTGGAGTTACATATGAAATACAAAAGTATTATGGATTTAGAAAGGCAACAATATTTTGGAGGAAGTATTGTAGGTGTAAGCAAAGCGGCTAAAGAAGGCATAGGTGCTTTAGAAGACAAACTACGTAGCGCTTTAAATGACCGTGAAAACAAGCGTAAAAGTAACGCAACTTTTTCTGAGGAAACAACAGGTGGACATGGTGGACATACCACCGCTGATGGTCAGACTATTTTTGAAAGACCTCCGGAGGTTTAATATGCCACAGATTGGAAGTGAAAAAAATCCTATTAGGATGAGTCCCACAAAGAAAATAAAAATAAGTGGACAATATTTAAAAAACGAAGACCGCAAAAAATACGAAGACAATTATGATCGTATTTTTGGTAAGAAGGAGAAAGCAGTATGATAAGGAAAGAAAAGAAAGAAGCATACAGCTATGGTGGTACAGCCCGTTCTCCATACACGATGGGCGGTTCTCGCATGGAAAAAGCTGAAGGCGGTAAAGTCTACAACACTATTCGTGATATGGAAAAGGCTTGTATGGGAATGGACTATAACGAATCCATGCGTCAAAAATGAAAGTCCCTGCGCCTAAAGGTTATCACTGGATGAAGAGTGGAGCCAGTTACAAACTAATGAAAGATCCTAAAGATGGCTTCAAGCCCCACAAAGGAGCTAGTAAGTCAGCCACTTTTGCAATACAAAAGGTTCATAAAAAATAATGGCGACTAATTACTTACAACTGACCAATGAACTTTTACGAGAAATGAATGAGGTTGCTTTAACCTCAAGTAATTTTGCAAGTGCAATTGGTATTCAGGCTCACGTTAAAGACTGTGTAAATCGTGCTTATCTTGATGTAGTTCTTGAAGAACCACAGTGGCCTTTTCTTTCTGTAGGTGAAAGCGGTGCAACAGATCCTCTATATGGTAATGTAACTGTAGAAACTGTTGCTAATCAACGCTGGTACGAGTTAAAAGCTTCAAGTTCATCATTAGTTGATGACTATGGCTATATTGATTGGGATGATTTTTATTTAACAACTGTTGGTGTTTCAGGAGAAACGGCTCCTTTTGTTAGTAAAAATCTACGCTACATTACTTTAGAGCAGTGGAAAAGTTATCATCGTACTCAAGAAAATGCAGATGATGCTGGCGATGCTGATGGTGGACAACCCGCTAGAGTTTTTAGAAGTAATGATGGGCGTAACTTTGGATTAAGCCCCATACCTGACAAAGTATATCGTATTCACTTTTTTGCTTTTAATCAGCCGACTGAATTATCAGCCTATAGTGATGCCCTTGTTTTTCCAGACATATACAGAACAGTATTGCTTTCTAGAGCACGTTATTATATTCATCAATTTAAAGAAAATATTCAACCTGCGGCTTTAGCATTAGATGAATATCGTCGTGGTTTAAAACTTATGAAGAATGCTTTAATGATACCTACACCTGATTATATTAAAGATGATCGCATGAGGTTTGTTTAATGTCTCAAGCATTCGGATTTCCAGCTAAGGGTGGTTTAAACACAAACTTAAACTCGCTAGAGCTTTTAGGCAATCCCGGTTTTGCTACACGATTAGAAAACTTTGAAGTAGACCCAGACGGTGGCTATCGCCGTATTAATGGCTTTACAGATTTTGGGGGCGATTCAGCCGCAAGACCCAACAGCACAAACCGTATTTTAGGAACTTTTGCATACGCTGATGGTGTTATTGTTTGTTCAGGAACTGACATATTTTTTAGTAATGACGGTGCTACATGGTTACAAATAAATCGTAGTTCTGTAGCAGGCGGTGGTGATAACTATACAGCCTTCACAGGACGTTCTGCACTAACACGTACAAACCAAGGTCAATGTCAGTTTGCAATGCTTGAAGGAGCAACCTTTAATTATGGTGAAGTTTTTATTGCTGATGGTGCAAACAAAATTTATTCGTTTCGTATGGAAGGTACAGGAGCATTAAACACCCGTACTTTTTTTGCTTTTGAAATTACAGTTGATGGTTCAAACGGTGTTAAATATATTACAATGCACGATCATCACCTAATTGCGGCAGGCGTAGGAGATAATTTAAATACAGTTTATTTTAGTGTCTATAATGACGCTGATAATTTTTCTGGTGCTGGAGCAGGGGCTGTAACTATATCAGATCAAATTCAAGGTATAAAGGGGTTTAGAGAAAATCTTATTGTTTTTGCAAAAAATAGTATTCATAAACTTGTAGAAATTAATACTCCTGCAAATACACGTATAGATCCTATTACAGAAAACGTAGGTTGTCTTAGCGGGTATAGTATTCAGGAAATAGGAGGTGATTTAGTCTTTCTAGCGCCTGATGGTATTCGTACCGTTGCGGCAACAGCGCGTATTGGTGATACAGAGTTAAGCTCTATATCAAGACAAATACAAAGTATTATTATAAATATAGCTGGTAGCATTACAGACTATGTAATTGATAGTTGTGTTATTAGAGAAAAATCTCAGTATAGACTTTTTTATTCTGGGGCTAGTGCAACAGTTGCAAATACTCGTGGGGTTATTGGAACTTTTACAGGCCAAGGATTTGAATGGTCTGAAACACTAGGTATACAGGCTTTTGGTTTAAGCTCAACAATTGATTTTAATGGTCTTGAAAAAGTTTATCACGGAGACAAAGACGGGTATATTTATAATCATGATACAGGTACTTCATTTATTTCTAGTGGAGCTACTCAAAATATTATAGCAGTTTATGAAACAGCCGATTTAGATTTTGGTGATATTGGAACACGAAAAACTTTAAAATATGTTCGTACTTCTTTTTCTCCTGAAGGTGAAATAACACCTACTTTAAGAGTTAGATACGACTATAAATCTACTGATGTTCAACAACCATCAGACACTGTAATTACTGGAATACCTCTTCCTGCTATTTTTGGAACTTCTACATTTGGTACAGCGACTTTTGGAGGCACTAATGATCCTATGGTGCGTTCAACTTTAGAAGGAAGTGGAAATACAGTCAGCTTTAGAATTAGAACAGAAGATAAAAACTTTCCGTTCGCGGTCAATGGTTTTTATATAGATTATATGCCATCAGGTAGGAGATAATAATGGCTCAAACTTATACACGACAAAGTACATTTGCAGATGGCGATACAATCACAGCTTCGTTGTTTAATGATGAATATAATCAGTTAGTAAATGTTTTTGCATACTCTAGCACTGATGCAAGCTCTACTGGACATCGACACGATGGTACAGCCGCACAGGGCGGTAACATTCCAAAGGTTGGTGACTTAGATTTTTTAAATAAAATAGAAGTAGACAGCACTAATAATCGTTGGGGTTTTTATGTAGAAGTCTCTAGTGCCGCAGTAGAACAAATTCGCATTCAAGATGGTGCGATTGTTCCTGTAACTGATAATGATATTGATTTAGGAACAAGCTCACTTGAGTTTAAAGATCTTTACATTGATGGTACTGCTAACATTGATACTTTAAGTGTAGATACGTCTGCAACTATTGCAGGGTTAACGGTCAGTGGTACATCAACACTTCAAGGTGATGTTTATCTTGGTAATGCTTCCGCAGACACTATTTTTGTACCGGGGCTTTTCCAAGCTAATCTTATTCCAGAAAATGATAGTCTTTGGAATCTTGGTAGCACTTCACTGTATTGGGCAAATGCCTACATTGATGCTATTACGACTACAGGTAATGTGGCTGTCGGTGGAAATTTAACCGTAACCGGAACAACTACTTTTAATGGTGGCACAATCACAATGGGTGATGCCGCTAGTGACAATGTTGTATTTGGAGCAGACGTAAACTCTAATATTATTCCTAATACTGATAATACTTATGATCTTGGTAGCTCTAGTCAAGAATGGAAAGATCTTTATATTGATGGCACAGCCTATCTAGACGCTATTAACTTTAATGGTACAGCGATTACTGCTACTGCCGCTGAACTAAATATTATGGACGGCGTTACAGCCACCGCAACAGAAATTAATTTGCTAGACGGAGTTACCTCTACAACAGCAGAACTTAACATATTGGATGGTGTGACATCTACAGCCACAGAGTTAAACATTGTAGACGGTGATACAACTGCTACATCTACAACGCTTGCAGATGCTGATCGTGTTGTAGTTAACGATGCAGGCACAATGGTTCAGGTAGCACTTACAGACTTTGAAACTTATTTTGAGTCTGCGTTAGATACTCTTTCAAACGTAACAACTGTTGGAGCCTTAAATGCTGGTTCTATTACTTCAGGGTTTGGTGCTATTGATAATGGCTCATCAGCTATTACAACTACCGGCACTGTAACCTACGGTAGCCTGTCTGACGGCACAATAACTGTTACGGCCTTTGTAGATGAAGATGATATGTCGTCTGACAGTGCAACGCTGGTGCCGACGCAACAGTCTGTTAAGGCTTATGTAGACGCTCAAGTAACCGCACAAGACCTAGATTTCCAAGGCGACTCTGGCGGTGCGTTGAGTATTGATCTTGACTCAGAAACTATGACGTTTACTGGCGGCACTGGTATTGATACGTCTGGCTCTGGTAATGCCGTTACGTTTGCTATTGACTCTACAGTTACAACACTTACTGGAAGTCAAACGCTTACAAACAAAACCCTTACTTCGCCTGATGTAAACACACCTGACATTGATGGCGGCACTATTGACGGAACCATTATCGGAGGCTCTACAGCCGCCGCAGGTACATTTACTACATTTACCTCAAACGGCATCGACGATAACGCGACAAGCACTGCGATTGCGATTGATAGCTCAGAGAATGTTCTTATAGGCACTGATAGTGGCGATGCTTTTAATGTTAGCTCTTTGCTAAGGATACAACAAGCTTCTAGTCCCGTATATTTGCAAATAAAAGGCGATAATAACAAAAATGTGGGTCTTTTGTTTGGTGATACGGATGATGACTTTAGAGGTGGTTTTTTCTACGAAAATGGTAACGATGCACTAGCAGTATACGCAAACGACTCAGAGCGTATGCGTATTGATAGCTCCGGTAATGTGGGTATTAGATCAACGTCCCCGTCTGGTCAATTTGAGTGTAGCACGGGGACAGGAACTGCATTTTTTACAAGGTCAGCGGGAGATAATGGA